CAGATGCAGCAAAACCAACTTATGTTCCAACAGATAAACCCAAAAAAATGAAAGAAGAATTAGACTTACAAGAAGTAAAAGATAGACCAGGAAAGGGTAGTGGTACTAAAGATGCCTGCTACCATAAAGTAAAGTCTCGTTACAGCGTCTGGCCAAGTGCTTATGCATCAGGAGCATTAGTCAAGTGCCGTAAAGTTGGTGCGGATAATTGGGGCACTAAGTCAGAAGCGAAAATGCATGAAGAAGAAAGATATTGCCCTTTATGTGATAAAAGAGAAACTCGATCAGAATGTTCTTATGGCGAAAAAGTGTGGGATAAAGTTTCCATTAAAGATGAAGAGTATTCGATGGCAAGATCAGAACTCAAAACCATTGAAGATGCAATAAAAAGACTTCGAATGACAGTGGGAAAGGGTGAAGGAAATTTGGAAGCATGGGTACAATCAAAGATCACTAAAGCAGCAGATTATATTGACACTGCAGCAGATTATGTTGCAAGTGGAGAAATGGAAGAAGCATGTTGGACTGGATATAAGCAAGTGGGAATGAAAAAGAAAGGAAAAAAAATTGTTCCTAATTGTGTTCCAGCATCAGAAGAAAAATTAGTTGATAAAATTTTAGATGATGTTTTATCCGAAAAATGTTGGCCTGGTTATAAGAAAAAAGGTATGAAAACTATGTTTGGAAAGAGATATCCAAACTGTGTAAAAGCAGAAGATGTAACCATTGAAGATGCAGATGGAAACACTTTTGCTGAAGTTGTTGATTTAATTCAACCAGAACCAATTAAAGGATTTAAATGTCAGATTGAGGAAGCAACTAGATTGCAATCTCAATATGGTAATATTGTTGCTGTTACTATCATGTGGAGAGGAAAATACTATGCGATGAGAATGTTTTTTCCTCAAGCAAAACTTCCATCTCGTCAAGATGTAACTGATGAGATTCAAAAGGTTTATCCTGGCGCAAAACTTGTTCTTCATTCAGTTTCTGAATTCACTCCAGGGCAACCACTTATTCAAGCAGGACTTCAAGGTGGTTCGCTAGCATCTCCAGGTCCTTCAAAAAAATATGTAAAACCTTATGGGGAAGAAGTGGAATATGAAGAGATTGATGAAGAAAGTCCTGCATGGCAACGTAAAGAAGGAAAAAATCCAACAGGAGGATTAAATGCTGCAGGCAGAGCTTCTGCTAGAGCACAAGGTCATAATTTAAAACCACCAGTAACTACACCACCATCAGAATTAAAACCAGGTTCTAAAGCAGCAAAAAGAAGAAAGTCATTTTGCGCTCGTATGGGCGGAATGCCTGGTCCTATGAAGGATGAAAAAGGTCGTCCTACAAGAAAAGCACTTTCATTAAGAAAGTGGAATTGTTGATTTAAAGAGAATTTATCATGAGTGATGTTTATCTTGGTAATCCGTTACTAAAAAAAGCAAATACCCCTATTGAATTTACACAAGAACAAATTCTAGAATTTGTTAAGTGCAAAGACGATCCTGTTTATTTTGCAAATAATTATGTAAAAATTGTGACCCTTGATAAGGGATTACAACCATTTGCAATGTATCCTTTTCAGGAAAAGTTAGTTAATAATTTCCACAGTCACAGATTTAATATCTGTAAGATGCCACGACAGACTGGTAAGTCAACAACTGTTGTGTCATTTCTCTTGCATTATGCTGTGTTCAATGATAACGTGAACATTGGTATTCTTGCAAACAAAGCGGCAACTGCAAGAGAACTTTTAGATAGATTGCAAACTGCATATGAAAACCTACCAAAGTGGATGCAGCAAGGTATTATTGCTTGGAACAAAGGATCGTTGGAGTTAGAAAATGGCAGTAAGATATTGGCAGCTTCTACATCTGCGAGTGCTGTCCGAGGCATGTCGTTTAATATCCTCTTCCTCGACGAATTCGCTTTCGTTCCAAACCATATTGCAGACTCGTTCTTTGCATCTGTTTATCCTACTATTACTTCTGGTAAAAGCACAAAAGTCATCATAGTTTCTACACCACACGGTATGAACCATTTCTACCGTATGTGGCATGATGCAGAGCGTGGTAAAAATGAGTATGTTTTCACAGACGTTCACTGGTCCGAAGTTCCAGGAAGAGACAGTGAATGGAAAGCACAAACAATTGCCAACACTTCCGAACAACAATTCAAGGTTGAATTTGAATGCGAGTTCTTAGGTTCTGTTGATACATTGATTGCTGCATCTAAACTTAGAACCCTCGTGTATGACCATCCTAAGACCCGTAGTGGCGGTTTAGATGTATATGTGGACCCAATTGAAGAACATGACTATCTCATCACTGTGGACGTTGCTAGAGGTGTAGGGAACGATTATTCAGCATTTACTGTTGTAGATATTACAGAGTTTCCACATAAAGTTGTTGCCAAATATAGGAATAATGAAATAAAACCCATGCTTTTTCCAAGTATAATAGAGGAGATTGGAAAAAGTTATAACGAAGCATATATTCTTTGTGAAGTTAATGATGTCGGAGATCAGGTAGCAAGTATTCTTCAATATGATTTGGAATATAAAAACTTGCTCATGTGTTCAATGAGAGGTAGAGCAGGACAAATTGTTGGGCAAGGATTTTCTGGAAAAAAAACTCAACTGGGAGTAAAGATGTCCAAGACAGTTAAAAAAGTTGGATGTCTCAATCTTAAAACAATGATTGAGGAAAATAAATTATTTTTAAATGATTATGAAATTATATCCGAACTTACAACATTCATTCAGAAACATAACTCATTTGAAGCAGAAGAAGGTTGTAATGACGACCTTGCAATGTGCTTAGTCATTTATGCGTGGTTAGTAGCACAAGACTATTTTAAGGAACTTACAGATCAAGACGTAAGAAAGAGATTATATGAAGAACAAAAAAATCAAATTGAACAAGACATGTCTCCATTTGGATTTGTATCAGATGGATTAGATAGTAATAGTTTTGTTGATGCTGAAGGTGATAGGTGGTTTGTCGATGAATATGGAGATCGATCTTATATGTGGGAATATATGTAATGGATATTGATAAACAAATAAAATTAGGTCATTTATTGCTTAACGACAGAACATGTAGAGTTTGTAGAGAAACAAAAAATCTTATAGACAGTTTTTATAGAACACATAAAAATAGAGGACCTGTTGCATCTTCTTATGCGTATGAATGTAAGGAGTGTTCAATAAAAAGAATTATAGAGTCTAGAAAAAAGAAACTTCCATTTATAGATTGGACATATCCCGATTGGTAGTTCACGTCACGTTTTCCCTTCGTAAAGTAAGTTTTTAATAAATAATTTTTAGATAAACTGAGATCACGGAGAAAAAAATGGCGACTCCTCAATTATCTCCCGGTGTACTTACTAGGGAAGTTGATTTAACTGTTGGGAGAGCTGATAATGTTTTAGATAACATTGGTGCTATTGCCGGACCTTTTGCAATTGGACCAGTTGAGGAAGCAATTGATATTCAAACTGAGCAACAACTCATCAATACATTCGGTAAACCAATTTCTACCGACGCTCAGTATGAGTATTGGATGACCGCATCCTCTTTCCTATCCTACGGCGGAGTTCTTAAGGTAGCAAGAGTAGATGGAACCACTCTTAATAACGCAAACGCTGCTGTAGGTTACGCATATACTACCAACGCAAAAATTAAAAACTACGATAACTACAATAATTCTTGGTCTAGTGATAGCGTACAATTTGTATATGCTGCAAAGAATCCAGGAACTTGGGCAAACAATTTAAAAGTTTGTTTTATTGACGATCTTGCAGATCAAAGAATTGGAATTACAACAACAAACTTAAGAACAGTTGGCGCTCAAATTGGATTTGGTGTAACAACTGCGATCACTAGCACTGCAATTGCTGGTGTAGGAACAACAACATCATTTACAGGATATCTAAAAGGTATCATTACTGGAGTTTCTACAGATACTACAAATGGAAATAGCACAATTGACGTAAAGATTGTTTCCAGAGTTTCTTCTGCAGGAACTGAAACTCAAATCACATATGCTAACGGAAATTCTGTAGCATCATTTGAGCAAGCAGATACAATGTTCTTTGTTAACAATGTAGGTGTTAATACTGGACTCAATGCAAATGCTGGAGTCTCTCTTGGTGCAGTTAATGATTGGTACGATCAACAAACTCTTGGTCTCACAAACTCAACAATTTACTGGAAATCCATAGCACCAAAACCATCTACTAATTCATATTCACTTGATAGAAACGGCAAAAACGACGCAATGCACGTTGTTGTTGTTGATGACACTGGATCAGTAACAGGAATTCAAGGAAACATTCTTGAAAAACATGTTTCTGTTTCTAAAGCACTAGATGCTATTTCTCAAGTCAATTCGCCACAAAAAGTTTGGTACAAAAATTATCTTGCAGATGTTTCAAACTACATTTATGCAGGTCAAAATCCATCATCTGCTGTTGATGGTTACAATGGAACAAGTCCAATAGCAACAGGATTCTCAACTTATTCTGGTGTTGCGGCTGCTTCATTTACACCAATTTCAACTGGAGCTGGACTTTGGGGTCAAAATGCACAAGGAGTTACCTTTAGTGCATTGGGTAATAAAACTTACAATCTTGGAGGTGGCGTCGATTATTCTGCTGCTGGTGGATTTGGAGCATCTCTGGGCAATCTGATGACTGCTTATGATTTGTTCTCAAATAAAGATGAAATTCAAGTCGATTATCTCTTAAATGGCCCTGGTCTAACTCTAGAAGCAGATTCTCAAGCAAAGGCAAATAAATTGATTGCAGTTGCAGAAAGCAGAAAAGACTGTGTTGCAGTAATTTCTCCACACAGAGCTGAAGTTGTTGACATTACTAACACGACCACACAAACAAATAATGTAATCAGATTCTTCAGTGCAATCACTTCATCTTCATATGGAATCTTTGATAGTGGTTACAAGTACACTTATGACCGTTTTAATAATACTTTCAGATATATTCCTTGCAATGGTGATATTGCTGGACTGATGACTAGAACTAATATTGATGCATTCCCTTGGTTCTCTCCTGCTGGTCAACAAAGAGGTGTTCTAAACAATGCGACAAAACTTGCATACAACCCATCAAAAGCACAGAGAGATCTTCTTTACACTGCAAGAGTAAATGCTGTTGTAAATCAACCAGGAATTGGCGTTCTTCTCTTTGGTGACAAAACAGCACTTTCCTATGCATCTGCCTTTGACAGAATCAATGTACGTAGACTGTTCCTCACAATTGAACAAGCACTACAAAGATCAGCTGAAGCTCAACTCTTTGAAATTAACGACCAGACGACTAGATCAAACTTTGTTAATATTGTTGAACCTTACCTACGTGATGTTCAAGCAAAGAGAGGAATTTATGACTTCTTAGTCATTTGCGATGAAACTAATAACACTCCTGATGTAATTGATAATAATGAATTTAGAGCTGATATTTTCTTAAAACCAACCAAGTCAATTAATTACATCACCCTTACATTTGTTGCCACAAGAACTGGTGTAAGTTTTGAAGAAGTGGCTGGCAGAGTTTAATTTACATAACTAATTAACGAAGGAGGAACTCAAAATGTCTACTCTCAGAACAATCACCGCTTTTAAATCAAAACTTGCAGGTGGCGGCGCAAGACCTAATTTATTTGAAGTTGAAATTCCATCATTCCCAGTTGCTGCTGGGGCAAATGTTTGGAGAACAGGTTCAGATCAAGAAGCTGATACCTTTAAGTTCTTATGCAAGGCAGCACAACTTCCAGCATCAAACATTGCTCCAATTGATGTTCCTTTTAGAGGAAGAATTCTAAAAGTTGCTGGTGATAGAACGTTTGATACTTGGACCGTTACCGTCATTAATGACGAAAACTTCCTACTCAGAAATGCGTTTGAAGTTTGGATGCAAGGAATTAGCAAGAATAGCAACAACACCGGTGCTACAAATCCTGGTTCCTACATGACATATGCTCTTGTTCATCAACTTGGAAGAGGTGCTGATAGAGGAATTGAATCAACTACAAATTCTCCTGCAGCTGATGGAACTGCTATCACTCCCTTAAAAACATATACTTTCTACGATATTTTCCCAACTAATATATCTGCAATTGATCTTTCATATGATTCTTCAGATGCTATTGAGGAATATACTGTTGAATTCCAAATTCAATACTGGGAACCTGGAGCATATACTAGAGATCTCGCCTGATTTATTACCATAAATACTAGAAAACTATTCGCTAGTACAATAAATTATGGCAAAATTATTTGGATTCTCTATTGAGAATACTGAACCAGTATCACCATCGGTAGTTTCCCCCGTTCCTCCTAACAATGAGGACGGGGTTGATCATTATCTGTCAAGTGGATTTTTTGGTTCATATGTTGATATTGAAGGAATTTATAGAACTGAATTTGATCTAATTAAAAGATATCGTGAGATGGCGCTTCATCCAGAATGTGATAGTGCAATTGAAGATATTGTAAACGAGGCAATTGTATCCGATAGTAATGATAGTCCGGTCTCAATTGAACTTTCAAATTTAAATGCTAGCGACGGAATCAAAAATAAAATTAGAGCAGAGTTTAAACATATTTTAGAGTTATTAGATTTTGATAGAAAATCTCACGAAATTTATAGAAATTGGTATATTGATGGTAGACTTTATTATAATAAGGTTATCGATCTTAAAAATCCTCAAGAAGGTATTCAGGAATTAAGATACATTGACGCAATGAAAATGCGTTATGTTCGTCAAGCTAAAAAGAAAGGGAAAGACGGATATAGACTTGCAAATATGAATAATGACAATCCCATGGAATATGAATTTCCTGAGATTGAAGAATATTTTGTTTATAATCCAAAAATAACTTATCCAACCACCAATCCATCCTCTCTTGGAGGACTTGGTGGAATTAAAATGAGTAAAGATTCTATCACATATTGCACATCTGGACTTGTTGATAGAAATAAAGGATCGACCCTTTCATATCTTCACAAAGCAATTAAATCTCTTAATCAACTTCGTATGATTGAGGATTCTTTGGTTATCTATCGTTTGTCTCGTGCCCCAGAAAGAAGAATCTTCTATATTGATGTGGGCAATCTCCCTAAGGTAAAGGCAGAACAATATCTTCGTGATGTTATGATGCGTTATCGTAATAAACTTGTGTATGATGCGAACACGGGTGAAATTCGTGATGATAAAAAGTTCATGGCAATGCTTGAGGATTTTTGGCTTCCTCGCCGTGAAGGTGGTAGAGGAACTGAAATTTCTACTCTTCCTGGCGGGCAAAACCTTGGAGAAATCACTGATATTGAATACTTTAAGAAAAAACTATATCGTTCTCTGAATGTTCCACCATCAAGAATGGATGGAGAGGGTGGATTTAATCTAGGACGTTCATCTGAAATTCTTCGTGATGAAGTTAAGTTTAGTAAGTTTGTTGCACGTTTGAGAAAAAGATTCTCTTACATGTTCAATGATATGCTCAGAACTCAACTAATTCTTAAAAATATTATTACTCCAGAAGACTGGGAGATTATGGAGGAACATATTCAATACGATTTCCTTTATGATAATCATTTTGCAGAACTCAAAGATGCAGAACTGTTAAATGAAAGACTCAGTATAGTTCAAGTTGCAGAACCTTATATTGGTAAGTATTTCTCGCAGGACTATGTAAGACGTAAGATTCTTCGTCAAACTGATGAAGAAATTCTTGAGCAGGATAAAATTATCAAAAAAGAAATCAAAGATGGCACCATTCCTGATCCAAATGCACCTGTTGATCCAATGACCGGTGCTCCATTAGCACCTGGACAACAACCTGCAGGTATGGATTTGGGGAAACCAGTGATGGAACCAAATCTTGATGCTCAGGGTGCTGCAACTGAAGCAGACGGCAAAGCAGCAGAAATGCCCAAGGGTGGTGAGATATAAATAAAGGAAATTACTTAGGTATTAACAATGGATGACCTTTTGGATATGATCGCTACGGACGAATCACCTTCGCAGATCAGTGATAAGATCAAAGAACTTCTTTTTGCAAAGTCAGCAGAAAAAATTGATGCTTTTCGTCCTGTTGTAGCATCAGATGTTTTTGATGGTGAAGAAGTAGAGAATGAAGAAGAATAAATTTAATAAATAACTAAAAGTGTATTATTAAAAATAATGACCCATAGACCAGTTGGGGCTGGATCCTCATTTACATTCACAACAGGCACTGCAACAACTTCATCAGCATTTACTGTTCAGTCAAGTGTTCTGAGAGTAGTTGCTGTTAGTGGTGCTGCTTTTATTTCTGTTGGAGCAACTCCATCTGCAACATCAGCAGATTACTATGTGCCTTCAGGTGGAACAGAAACTCTTGCTTTAACCAAAGCATCAAACAGAGTTGTTGGTG